GCATCCTTCTTACCGTCGCGCAAGGCCTGTGCGATTTTACCTAGGGCCGCGATGTATTGGGGTTGGTAGTGGCCAGCCACAAGCGTATCAGGTGCCGTTGGAATGATACGCGTCCATTCGGGGAATGAACCGTCAACTGGCGCGAAGTGAACGCGAGCGTTGCCGTATAGTATCCACCACAAGCCGGACGCGTCGCGTTCCACAACATAGCAAAGGCCTTTCGACCGTCCAGCGGCCTTGCCAGCTTGCACGACGGCCTCGGCTGGCACGATGACACCGGCAAGGTTATGCGCGTGGATATCATATGCCGGTCGAACGTCTTGCAGCTTGAAAGCGTCGTTGCACCTGCCAGCGAATGCCATGTGTCCATTCGTTGCGACGACGAAACCACGAGCGTCCAGAAAAACACCTTTGAGGTAGTGACGCGTCTCTTCTTTTGAAACGCATTGCATAGCCGCGTCAATGAAACCGGCGTTAATTGAGATAGAGATAGAAGTCATAGTTTACTGTCCTTTATTTTACGGTTGGTGGTGGTTGTAATATTAGAGATGAATCAGGCCGGTGTCGGCCATGCGCGTCGCGTAGTGAATAGGGCGTTCATATCGACCGGTGGTGCCGTCGCGGTAAATGGATATCCACCGGCCGGCGATAGCAAGCGCAACAGTCGCGCCGTAGGGAACGCTGGCTGTGATAGGCCAGCACTCTAACAGGCCTTCACTGTCCAGCGCGTCGTTAAGCGTTTCAAAATAATTGTTCATTGTGGTGCTCCAAAAATTAGGGCGTCAAGAGCTAGTGCCGCGACGATATACACCACGAGCACTAGGTTATGGATTAGGGCTTGTTTCATGCTGCGGCGCATTCAAATGTAAATGCGTCGGAATATAGCGCCCACAATTCGGCGCAGGCACGTGATGCACCATAAACGGCGGCATAAGAGTGCCAGTTAGCCATAAAGTTGTCGGCGTCATCGCCGAGCTGAAAGAACATTGACTCGCTGCAACCTGTCTTGCGTAGCTCGACGCCGCCACATTGAGTGTTAAGTTGGTAACCAGTATAATATTGCATGATACATTCCTCACTGTTGATGCCCTCTTATGTGCCCTCTCAAACATATAGTCAACAACAAATTATGTTGCACATGAAAAAAGTTTCGGTTGTCATTTGCTGCCAAAAAGTGACGTCCCAAATGACTACCTTTTGACCACCGGCACGATCAAAAATAAATCGGGGGATATTTTATGGTCAAATGGACGTCAAAGTTGTCAAAAGGTAGTCATTAAAAATGGTGAAATGACAACCGGCGAAACAACGCTAATCCGCGGGTTGCAAGGGGGTTGGTAGTCATATTGCCATAGAATAGATATAAACTCAGTTTTTATATATTTATAACCTATATGGTTAGTATATACGTAGGGCGGTGACTTCGCCCAAATCGATGACAATTTGACAACCTTTGCCCTCAAATCATTTTGCCTGCCATGATTGTCGCGTCGTTTGCCCGGACGCCACTCAACTCGTCGGCGACTTCAAAAGTCATGACAACTTGACAACCTGCGAATGGTTCGCAACTAGCCAGCCAGCCAGCCGAATGTGTTTTCTTTACGTTGACGTTAACGTCAAGGGGAAAGGCCAACGCAAAATCTGCGCGCTCGTTTAAAGCTGGCGACCGTCGGGTAGGGGGGAGGGGGGGTGCAGGGCCGAGCGCCGCGTGACTGTCACGGTCACCTACCGCAAACAATTTTTATTTTTTTAAAAATATGGTATGCGTGCAACTAGACCCCGCACGCCTCTCAATGTGAACGGTTACGCGAACCTAGTAATGAAGCGCATCACGCGGGGTCACTTTTATTTTTTTGCATTCTAATTTGCAACACACTATAGTACGCCCAATGACCTTCTACTCACTGCCATTTACACCAGAGCGGACGCAGGCCACCGAGGCGCGGCTGGAGTCTATCTATGAGGCTGCCAAGTACGGGCTTAAAGGTGACAGCCTCGCTATGGCCGCAGGATTAACTCCGCGGCAATTCCGCGTGCTGGCCGACGCAGACCCGCTGGTGGAGATGGCTGAGATCAAAGGTCGCAGCGACGGCGAGTACACCGCGGCCAAGACGATGTACGAAGCGGCACGCGATGGCGACAGCAAGGCTGCGCTGGAGATACTCAAGCATCAGCACGGCTGGGTAGCCAAGCAGCAGATCGACGTGAACATCGACCAACAGATAAGCATTACAGGCGCGCTGGAAAAAGCACAGTCGCGCGTCATCGAAGGGCTGTACACTGAACTGCCCGCATTAAAGGAAGATAACCATGCCAGACAAATTGACGCCGGAAGAACAGGAAGTCTTGGATTACCATCGGCGCAACTTAGCGACCGGAATGTATCAGAAGAACGCGGATGGCAGCCTGACCACGTTTAAGGGCGCTGTCGTTGGTTTGCCGCAAGGCGAGACTTTGATACCGACATACTGGCATGGGCAGGAACGCGACGTTCCGACAGCGGTGCGGCTGGCTATGAAGTCAGGTATTAAGTTTCCGTCGTACAAAACACCTGAAGAAGCAATCGCACGGGAACAGACAATCCATAAGCTGATGGAAAAAGACATATTGGACTTTCAGAAGACTAAACGCTAATGCAACAGCCAATCTACAGCGCATCGGACGAGATGGAGTTGATGGCGCGGCTGTGGTCGCCCACACTGAAAGATGACCCCCTAGCGTTTGTCCTGTATACATTCCCGTGGGGGCAGCAGGGTACACCGCTGGAACATTTCCCCGGACCGCGTAAATGGCAGCGTCAGATACTCGCCGACCTGCGTGACCACATCAAAGCGAACAACGGTAAGGTTGACTTCGACACTGCGCGGCTGGCGATTGCGTCAGGACGCGGTATCGGTAAGTCAGCCCTTGTAAGCTGGCTGGTGATCTGGATGCTCTCAAGCAGGATCGGCTCGACGACCATCGTGTCGGCAAACTCCGAAGCGCAGTTGCGCTCCGTCACATGGGCGGAAATTACCAAGTGGCTGGCGATGTCGCTCAACAGTCACTGGTTCGAGATAGCCGCCACACGCATCATGCCTGCCAAGTGGCTGACGGAACTGGTCGAGCGCGACCTCAAGAAAGGTACGCGCTACTGGTCAGTCGAGGGCCGGCTGTGGTCGGAAGAGAACCCTGACGCATACGCAGGTGTTCACAACTTCGACGGTGTGATGCTGATCTTTGACGAAGCCAGCGGTATCCCTGACAGCATCTGGTCGGTGTCTGATGGTTTCTTCACAGAGAACACGCCGCACCGTTTTCATCTGGCTTTCTCCAACCCGCGGCGCAACACTGGCTATTTCTACGAGACGTTCCACAGCAAGCGGGCGTTCTGGAATACCCGCGTCATCGACGCAAGAGATGTCGAGGGTACAGACAAGAACCTGTACCAGCGCATCATCGACGAGTATGGGCCAGACAGCTACCAAGCCAGTGTCGAAGTCTACGGTAACTTTCCAAGCGAAGGTGACGATCAGTTCATCGGCAGCAATCTGGTGGACGATGCTATGAAGCGCACGCCCATCAAGGATGACAGCGCACCCATCGTGATAGGGGTAGACCCAGCACGCTTTGGGGCGGACGCTACCGTCATCGCCATACGGCAGGGCCGTGACATCCTAGAGTTGCGGAGACACCGCGGGGCTGACACAATGGAAGTGGCTGGCTACGTCATCGACGCCATAGAGCAGTTCAAGCCGGCGCTGGTCTGCATCGACGAAGGCGGGCTAGGCGCAGGCGTCGTGGACCGGCTAAAGGAACAACGGTACAAGATACGTGGCGTGAACTTCGGCAATAAGGCCAAGAACCAGATCATGTGGGGTAACAAGCGCGCAGAGATGTGGGGCGCCATGCGCGACTGGCTGAAGACGGCGCACATCCCATCGGATCGGTTCCTGAAGACCGACCTCATCAGCCCGCGCACCAAGCCGGACAGCAAGGGTACGCTGTTCCTCGAAAGCAAGAAAGATATGAAGTCACGCGGGCTGGCGTCACCTGACGCAGCAGACGCCATCGCGGTGACGTTCGCGTACCCGGTAGCTTCTAGAGACCCACGTCAAGGACGCGTTGACAGACGCGCCACAAGCGGGTATTCTCCCGCTGGATATTCTACAAGTTGGATGGGCAGCTAGTGGCGGGCAAGAAAAAATCAGTATCGTTGTCCGTAGGCCGTGGCGAGAAACTGCCTGTGTCGAAGGGTGCAGGGCTGACCGCTGCTGGTAGAGCGAAGTACAACGCTGCCACAGGCAGCAACTTAAAGGCGCCAGCGCCCAGCCCTAAGACAAAGGCTGACGCAGGACGCAAAGCATCATTCTGCGCGCGCATGGGTGCAGTAGCTGCTAAGGCTAAAGATGGCGAACGTGCCAAAGCTAGTTTGAAAAGGTGGAAATGCTGATGAAACCCGGTCTATATGCCAACATCCACGCTAAGAAAGCCCGCATTGCCGCTGGATCAGGCGAAAAAATGCGTAAACCGGGTGCTAAAGGCGCCCCCACAGCCAAGGCGTTTAAAGAAAGCGCCAAGACAGCCAAACCAGCTAAGAAGGGTAAGTAAATGCCAGCTAAAAAGCCACCAATGCGTGAAAACATCTCGTCACGCCCGACCGATAAATATGGTAACCGCGCGACAGACGCTGACCTTGGTATTGGTCCCGGCGCAGACGCTAGACGCAGGGCCGCAGCCCTGAAAATTACGGAGCAAGAAGGCACGACAAGCAGGTTCGGCAGTCGCCCAGCGGTTAAGATGCCCGCTAAGGTTGCACCGGCTAAAATGCCTGCTAAACAGCCGGTCATTCGCACGACCCAGATGTACAAGCCAACACCGACAAAGAAGAAATAAAATGCCTCTGGTGAAGTCGCCCAGCAAAGCCGCGTTCCGCAAGAACATCAAGGCCGAGGTAAACGCCGGAAAACCTGTCAAACAGGCGGTTGCAATCGCGTATAGTGTGAAGCGCGAAGCCGCTAAAAAAGGTAAAAAGTAACCGCAATGGCTGATCCGACAGGTATTAACAAAGTAGGCGACGTAGCTGACCGCGGTAGCGATCCAGCAAACACCCGTGGTGACCCTGACACAATGGCAACCATGCGCCACCGGCTACAGATGTCGATGGCAGCCTACTCGGACAGCCGTGAAGACGAACTGGACGACCTTCGGTTTATGGCCGGCAGCCCTGACAACCAGTGGCAGTGGCCTGCTGACGTGTTGGCGACCCGCGGTGCGGTGCAAGGCCAGACAATCAACGCACGGCCATGCCTGACAATTAACAAGCTGCCGCAGCACGTCCGTCAGGTGACGAACGAGCAGCGCCAAAACCGCCCTGCGGGTAAGGTCATCCCTGTCGATGATAATGCTGACATTGAAGTGGCAGCAATCTTCGACGGCGTCGTGCGGCATATTGAGTATATGTCCGACGCTGACGTAGCCTACGACACGGCCTGCGACAACCAAGTCACCTACGGCGAAGGCTATATCCGTCTCATTACGGAATATTGCAACGAAGAAACCTTTGATCAAGACGTCCGTATCATGCGCGTCCGCAACTCGTTCAGCGTTTACATGGACCCTACAATCCAAGACCCATGCGGCGCGGACGCTGAGTGGTGTTTTGTCACGCAGGACATGACAAAAGACGAGTATGAGCGCGAATTTCCTGATGCGACACCTATTTCGTCGATTTTGTCTACCGCTGTGGGCGATGAAAGCATGTCGGCATGGCTCGACGAAGACACTATTCGCGTCGCGGAGTATTTTTACTACAAACGCAAGCGTGAAACGCTGAATTTGTACCCTGACAACGTCTCTGCGTTCAAAAATACCGATATGGACAAGCAATTACGCGCCATGTACGGCAAACCTGTCCGCACACGCGAAGTAGACCGCAAAAAAGTCATGTGGATGAAGACCAATGGCTATGATGTGTTGGACGAACGCGAGTGGCCCGGTAGCTGGATACCTGTGGTACGCGTCGTAGGTAACGAATTTGAGGTGCAAGGGCAGATTTACGTGTCCGGTCTGGTGCGGAACGCCAAAGACGCACAGCGTATGTACAACTACTGGACCAGCCAAGAGGCAGAAATGCTGGCACTGGCACCAAAAGCGCCATTTATTGCCTATGGCGGCCAGTTCGAAGGCTACGAGAACCAGTGGAAGACTGCCAACACGACCAACTGGCCGTATTTGGAAGTCAATCCAGACGTCACAGACGGCGCTGGGAACGTTTTACCGCTTCCGCAGCGTGCAGCCCCACCGCTGCCCCAAACAGGACTGATACAGGCTAAAATGGGCGCTGGTGAGGACATCAAGTCCACCACCGGCCAGTATGACGCCTCGCTAGGCGCACAGGGCAACGAACGGTCTGCAAAAGCCATCACCGCACGCGAAAAGCAGGGTGATGTCGGCACGTACCACTATGTTGACAACCTCGCTCGTGCGATCCGTCACATCACCCGCCAGCTTGTCGATATTATCCCTAAAATTTACGACACACAGCGCATTGCACGCATCATCGGTGTTGATGGTGAAGTCAGCATGGTCAAAATGGACCCAATGCAGGCTGAACCTGTTAAGGAAATTCGTGACCAAAACGGCGGTTTGATTGAAAAAATCTATAACCCGTCCATCGGTACATATGACGTTATGGTAACTACTGGCCCCGGCTACATGACCAAGCGTCAAGAAGCCCTCGACGCCATGTCAACGATCCTGCAATCCAACCCGCAGCTTTGGACTGTGGCCGGCGATTTGTTCATCAAGAACATGGATTGGCCCGGAGCGCAGGAAATGGCGAAGCGGTTCAAGAAAATTCTTGACCCTAAAGTCTTGGCAGAAGGCGATCAGTCGCCTGAAGTTATGGCAGCCCAGCAGCAGATCGAAGCCCTGTCGCAAGAACTTAACCGCGTCTCTGACATCATGGAAAACATCCAAGACAGCGCGGAACAGCAGAAAATATCCATCGACAGGTACAAGGCTGAAGTGCAGGCTTACGAAGCTGAAACCAAGCGCATCTCTGCGGTACAAAACAGCATGACACCTGAGCAAATTCAGGATATTGTCATGGGTACGATTGCAGGCGCGCTGGATACAGGCGACTTGATTGGCGGTTCACCTGAAATGCGCGAAGTACCGCAGATGGACGAGCAGATGCCCGAAGCCCCAGAGATGGGTGAGCAGCCTGAGATGCCAATGGAAATGCCAGAAATGCCAGAACAAGCCCCTGAAGGAATGATGTAATGAGTTGCGCTGATTTTGTAGGTACACTGTTTCTTGCGCGCGACGTGGCTCACTCTACGCACCTGAACACGCGCAGCTTTGCCAAGCACTCTGCTTTGAACGAGTTTTACGACGAAGTCATTGAATTGGCAGACAAATTTGCAGAAGCCTATCAAGGAAAATATGGCCTAATCGGCCCTATTTCGCTCATGTCAGCTAAGAAGACTAACAACATTGTCGAGTTTCTTGAAGGTCAAGTAGACGAACTGATGGAAATGCGGTATAAAGTCGTCG